TCCGGCAAAAAGGCTTGAGTGAGAAAGAGAGCTTCAGCAATTGACCCCCAAATGGGCGAGGGGGACTATATTGAGAAGGTTTATCCCAGATTGTTACAGTTTCCTGGGTCAGAGAGGGTCAAGCGCGAACCGGGAAAATTTACCGGTTACGGCTGGCTAGTCCTCCCACTGCTCGCGCGGCAGGAGCGCTTGCCCCGAGGCGTTGAACAGCTGGCCGCAGTCGCAGGCGGAGTCGCCTGGCGTCAGGTCGTGCTCGGCGTGGCAGGTTGGGCACTCGACCGAGCCCCAGTCGATCCAGCGATTGAGCGACCACTCGAGCGTGGGTGCGCGGTAGTCGTTGGAGCTGCAGACGTGGGCGTAGCTTCGGGCCTGGGATTCGGTCAGCGGGTGCAGCTTGCCCTGGGGGTCGCAGTCGAATGCGTAGCCCGAGCCCGGGTGCGCGATCGAGTTGAACCAGAGGAAGTGCTGGACGTCTTCGTGGCGGCAGAAGGGGCGGATGCGGCGCATGGTTGGCTCCTAGGCTTGGCCGGCGACGGACTGCGGCGGGCGCCGCATGGCCAGGTGCTGGGTGGCCGCATGCGGGGGCGGACTGCGGTCGGGCTCGCGCCGGGCTTGCACCGGCGGGAAGTCGAACGTGGTGCGGCTCAGGGTGACGATGCGCTCGGGGCGCGGGGTCAGGTGGTAGAGCATGGTTCAGGCCGGTTGATGGGTGGAGATCCAGCAGAAGGCGCGGTGCTCGCGCTTGGCTTCGGTGGTGGCGGTGCTGACCTGATGGAAGATTCGCAGCAGCATGGCTCAGGCCTCCGTGTTGACGAATTCGCGGCACTCGCTCCAGGTGCCCACGAAGGCGCACCAGTAGCCCTTGCGCATGAGCGCGTTGTGGGTGCAGGCACCGGCGATCTGCACGTCCTGGTGTTGGTTGACCATCACGTAGTACATGGCTGGGTCCTTTGAAGTGGGTTTTCCAATGCAGCAGCTGAGCATTGGCGAAAAGGATTTGTAACAAAGCCCTTTCGCCAACACTCCGAGGGTGTTTAGGCGGGAAACCCTTGCCAATATTCGTTAACCCGTGGGTTCGAACCTATCGCAAGGCGGGCAGGACGGGAGTATTTGCGCCCGGCGCTGCCTGTTATCCTGATACTCTAATTCCCTGCCGATAATCGCCGGCTTCACCCGACGGAAACCGCGGTATCTATAAATCGGCTCACGTGACATCAGCATGGATTCCTTTAGTTTCCATCTGCCTTTGGCGAAACCGATTCAAACCCGCTAGTCATACTTCGTGCGCCACTGCGGACGCGACGATTCACTGCAGGGAATTGAGTACGCATCCCTTGATCGGGATACTCGCACCGGGGTACTAATCTCCGGGCTATGCGTTGGGCCCGCTGGCGGATTCCGCGCACATCGCGCAGGGTTACCCGAGCGCATCAAGCAAGGCATGCGAGGCGTCCAAGCATGCGAGGCGAGATAGGCAGGGGGAACCCGGCGCAAAGGTCGGATTACCGAGGTTCGCGCGTCAACCCGTGAGGGGAGCGCTAGCGGGCTTGAATTGTCTCCGCGCCGGGCATTGGCCGCGCCGGGCAGAAAGAGCGGGTTGCGAGCCGACTAGGGCAGCCGAGCAATGCAGGGGAGCGCTAGAGGGAAGGCAACGGGGGAGGGCAGGGCCGGACCCCTGGCAAGCCCGCAGGAACGCTCCTACGGGCTTGCCAGGGGCGCCGCAAGGGGTGCGGCGCCCCCTGCCTAGGGTCAGTGGGTGGCGACCGGCGCGGACGCAGGCGAGGTGACAACTTCGGCCAGCGGGCGGCCGTCCACCTGCACCTCGCAGAATTCATCCGCCAGGGCCGCGAGACCTTCGAAGGCGGAATCGTCGCCAGCGACGATGGCCGCCCGCAGGAACGCGAGCGCATCGGCGACCGTGAGCGGCTTCGCGATGGCCGCCTGCGCCTTCGCTTCCGCTTCGGCCTGCGCTGCCTCGCGCTTGGCCGTGCGCTCCGCCTTGGCACGCTCCTGCGCCTTGGCCTCGCGCTTGGCCTTGCTGGCGTCTGCGGCGGACTGCTCGGCCGCATCGAAGGCGGCCACGGTCTCGGCGCGAATGGCCTGCGCACGGGCTTCGGCAGTGTCCGGCTGGGTGCGTTTCAGCTGCTCCCAGCTGGCCCGCGCGGTCCCGTAGGCGGACGTCACAGCGGCGACGATGCGCGCCACGCGGGCTCCCTTGAGCTCACCCAGGGCCGACAGAGTGTCGTCCAGTGGCCGGCTGTTGCCGTGCTTCAACAGGTTGACCAGTGCCGACTCCAGCGAATCGAAGGCGGATTGGTGAGCGGCTTCGGCGGAGCCTGCGAACGCGACGATGGCCAGAATGGGGGTGAAACCCTTGGCGCGAATGGTGGACATGATTGGATCCTTTGAAGTTGGGTAGTCGGGCAAGGCGCCCCCCATACCTAGCACGCTGGGTATGGGGGGTATCTCCCCCTACTGCTCAGGCCAGGGTCAGACCGCAGTCCACCCGGGCCCAGAACCGCGCCATGCGTTCGATGGCCTGCATGCGCTCGGCATAGTCGGGGTGGATCGTTGAGAAGACATAGACATCCATGGCAGGAATCTCCTGTGAGGGGGGTGAGAGAAACGTAAGAGACCACACCTCCACATAAGCACCCCCCATGCCAGGGCAAAGCCCGTCGGATATCAGGCACTTAGCGGGGGCATACCCACAATGCGGAATCTATTGACAAAGAATGTCATTTACCCTCGCCCATATTTGTCATGTCCCGACAACAATTGCCGTGCCAACAATATCCGTGCCCGTTCAAAATATTTGATTTAGCCTCCAAAAACCTGCCTATTTCTATAGCACACAGTAGAAACCCTATGCCCCGGGAAGGTCGATTTTTTGGCCGTGGTTGACCCGCTCGGCGCACCCACACTGACCCCTTACCCCGGTGCCGATCGGGCCGCCAAGGCGATTTTTCATGTGGTGAAACCAACTCATGCACAGGTTATCCACTACGCATCTAGTAGCGCTTTGCTGCGCTGCACCGTGGTCCCGAGGCCATCGGCGCCGGGGTCGGCGCAGGTGAGCGCGGCGGCCTCGCGCTCGGGAACGATGACGGGTACACCTTCGGCGTCGGGACGCCTGGCCGGCCGCTCCCACCCCCTCCCGCCACATGCAAAATTTTTCAAAACTTTGGTGTCAATAAGTCCGAGTTTGACTGCCAATTCGGCCAAGTTTGACCAGATACCCGACTTTCCCTTACCATTCCCGAATGGAAATCAGCAAACGGAATCTCGACCGGCTCGCCAAGCGCAAAATTACCAAGCGCGCCCTGGCGGCCGAGCTGGGTATCTCCGAGTGCTACCTCAACCGCCTGACGCCGCCGTTACCGCCGGGGCCCGTGCGCGCCAAGCGCCTCGCCCGTGCTGACCTGGCGCAGCAGCGCAGAAACCACCGGATGAAACTCGCGAAGATGGTGCAGTCGGGACGCCGCAATATCGAGTCGGCTGCCAAGGAGGCGCGCTGTTCGGTGCGCACGCTGTATCGCTACCTGGCCAAGCTATGAAAGGGACTCACCCCGTGAAAAAGTGCATCGGCTGGGGTTTGCTCGCCAGCCCCTTCATCGGCGTGTTCGCGCTCGGCGCAACTCTCCTGGGCCAAAGCTTCGTGATTCCCTTGGCGTCGGCCCTCGGCGTCATTGCCGTCATCGTTCTAGGCCTGGCCCTTATCCGCGACTGACGCCCATGAAACTGTTCTCATTCTTCAAGCGCAAGCCCATCGTGCCCTTCTCGGAGATCGCCGCGCAGCAGCCGCCGGCGCCATGCGGCAAGCAGCTCGCGCACTACGAGTGGGAGTTGGCGTGTGGCCTGCCGTGCCCGAACTGCGCCGCGCAGCGCGAGCGCCGGCGCGAGCTCGCGAAGCAGGAGCAGCTGGCCCAGCTGATCGCCGACGCCATCGTGACCAAGCTGCAGGCCCAGAAATGACCCTCAAGGACTTCGGGCTCGACGCCCACGACCGCGCACCGCCGCCCCCGCCGGAAGCGTTGCCGCTGCCGGAGCTGCGGGTCTTCGAGTCGATCGAGGACCTGGACCTGATGCAGGAGGTGCTGCAGCAGTATGCGCACGTGGTGCGCCTGCGCGACTGGTGCATCACCGATCCGGACACGCCGACGAACCAGAAGGCGCAGGTGATGAACACCTGCACGAACCTGCTGATGCAGCTGTCGAAGACGCAGATCGAACTGCATAGCGCCGAGCGGCTGAAGAAGCTCGAGGCCGTGCTCATCAAGTGCTTGAAGACGCTGCCCGACCACACGGTCAGCGAGTTCATGATGCTCTACGAGAAAGAGGTGCTGGAGCTCAACCGTGCACCTTGACTCCGAGCAGCGCACCCTTGCCCTGATCCACCCGTCGCACAGCATGCGGCAGCACCGCGCAGGCATGCGCTACGACTGGCTGTGGCTGCACCGCTGCCGGCGCTGCTTCGGCATCGCCTGGGCCGCGTTGGACAAGCGCACGGACCACGATTCCAAGCTCGAGCGCCCTTGCCGGGCCTTCCGCCATGCTTCTTGAACACCTGGAACGCATTCGCGCCGAGACGAGCGCGAAGTACACGCTGAAGAACACGCCGGACTGGATCGTGCGCAACACGCGGCTGCGCGGCGAGCCCTTCAGCTTCAAGGATCACGAGTTCCAGCTGCAGATCCTGACCGATCCGAGCGCGGAAAAGGTCGTTCGCAAGTGCTCGCAGGTCGGTTTGACCGAGCTGAGCCTGCGCGAGACGCTTGCCATCATCCGCATCCTCGTCGGCTCGGCGGCGATCTACACGATGCCGACGGCCACCGACGCCGAGAAAGTCGCGAAAACCCGCCTGAATCCGATCATTTCTGGGTCAAAAGACCTCAGTTTTTCGATCAATCCGGAGGTAAATTCGAACCAAATCAAGCAATTTGGGGACAGTTTCTTCTATTTTGGTGGCACTTTTGGCCAACAGCAGGCGATTTCGACGCCGGCGGACCTTATCGTGCACGACGAGGTGGACTTCAGCAATATGGAAGTGCTGACCACCTATGAATCTCGAAATACCCACTCGGCCTACAAACTGCGCCGCGAATTCTCCACGCCGACGCTGCCCGGCCGCGGTATCTCGGCCCGATTCGACCGTTCGCGGCGCCATTTCAACTTCGTCAAGTGCTGCGACTGCAATGAGTGGTTCCTGCCGAGCTATGACGACCACGTGAAGATCCCCGGCTGGGACAAGCCGCTCGACGAGATCACCAAGGACAACATCCACACGGTGCGCTGGCGCGAGGCGGTGCTCGTTTGCCCGCACTGTGGCACCTGGCCGGAGCTGATCCCGCAGTTTCGCGAGTGGGTGTGCGAGAACCCGAGCGAGCAGCACACGGCGGCCGGCTATGCGGTGAGCCCGTTCGACGCGCCGGCGATCATCACGACGCCGTGGCTGGTCGAGAAGAGCACGAAGTACGAGCGGCGCGCCGACTTCGTGAACTTCAACCTGGGCCTGCCGTACGAGGACAAGAAGGAGTCGCTCACCAAGGCGCTGCTCGACAGCTTGCACATCCGCGGCGAGGCGGCGCAGTTCGGCAGCTACTGCTTCGGCGCGGACATGGGCGTGACCTGCCACTTGCTGGTGGGCACGGTCGACCTGGCCGGGCAGTTCATCGTGGTGCACTTCGAGAAGTGCTCGATCGCCGACTTCGAGAAGCGCAAGCTGGAGCTGTGCGCGAAGTTCCGCGTGCTGGTGTCGGTGATCGACGCCTTCCCCTACACCGACACCGTGCTGCGGCTGCAGAACAGCGACCCGAACCTGTTCGGCGGCGTGTATCACAACAGCAAGAACCTGGCGATCTATAGCGTCACCGACAAGCCCGAGGTGCCCGAAGAGGGCAAGCTGCCCATTAAGCAGGCCAAAATCAATCGCAATATGGCTTTCGATGAGCTAAATAGTTTGATTTTGCGTAGGCAAGCGGTATTTCTGAATAACCCGCACCAAGACGAATTCACAAGGCATTTGCTTGACTTGAAACGCGCACCGGTTCCGGATAAGAAGACCGGTGAAATCGAGTATGTTTGGGTCAAATCCGAACGCGGAGAGGATCACTTCTTCAATGGACTTCTCTATCTCTATACCGCAACTCGTTTGAGAGCCATGGTGCAGGCTCAGTATCCGTTCATGCTTCCCGTTTCGAGCTTCCGGTTGAAGAATCCCTAATCCTCTGTCAGAATCGCCGAATGCAAACCCGCATTCGGCAATCTTTCGACAAGGGGCGCTCGAATGCCTGAGCAGAGCGGCGTCACGCGGCACGCGGACGGCAGCGTCGAGCGCTGGGACCCGGCGCGCGGGCGCTGGGTGCAGGTGAGCGGCCCGGCGATGCAGGTGGCCACGCAGCTGCCGCCGGTCGAAACGCCCAAGGTCAAGCCGAAGCAGCAGTCGATCGCGCCGTACGCGCCCGGCGTCAAGCCGAGCGCGGCGGTGCTGGCCCGGCCCGACCGGCAGGTGGCCAACACCGACTTGCTGTCGTTCCGCCGCGAGGCGACGACGGCGCGCGTCATCCGCAACCTGCGCTACGTCAGCCCGGACCTTGCCGCGGCGGTGTCGAGCGCGGCGCGCATCGCCATCACCGAGCGCTACCGGGTCAAGGCCTATGACATGGCCGACGGCGCCTTCAACGTCGACGCGACCCGGCTTGCCTACGCCATGCTGGCGCGCTTCGACCTGGTGCCCGACTACACCACTGGCTTCAGCCAGATCAATAGCCTGCTGAGCACCAGCGAGGCGCTGGCGGGCGAGTTGATGATGGAGGGCGCGGCCTGCATGGAGCTGGTGCTCGACAAGGCGCGGCTGCCGGCCAAGATCGTGCCGCTGGCGACCAGCCAGATCTTCTTCTTCGAGGACGACAAGGGCCTGCGGCCGGTGCAGCGCATCGCCGGCGTCGATGTCGACCTGGACGTGCCCACGTTCTTCTGGGTCTCGCTCGACCAGGACCTGCTGCGCGCCTACCCGACGAGCCCGCTGGAGCCGGCGGTGCAGCCGGTGCTGGCCGACCAGGAGTTCACGAACGACGTGCGCCGCGTGATCAAGCGCTCGGCATTCCCGCGGCTGTCGGTCACGATCAATCGCGAGGAGCTCGACAAGTCGATCCCGCCAGAGACGAAGGCCGATCCGGACAAGCTGCAGACGTTCATCAATACGGCCCAGTCGGCGATCGCGAACGTGATCAACGGCCTGGCGCCCGAGGACGCGCTGGTCGTCTACAACTGGTGCGAGGTGAAGTACGTCGAGGGCGGCACGGGCGACGTGCCCGACGTTTTCAAGACCGTGCAGGACATCATGAACGCCAAGGTCGCCACCGGCGCCAAGGCGCTGCCCAGCGTCCTGGGCCACGGCAGCGGCAGCCAGAACATCGCCAGCAGCGAGACGCTGCTGGGCATGAAGAACGCGGACGGCATGATCCGCATGAAGCTCAACGAGCTGTACAGCAAGGCGATGACGCTGGGCGTGCGGCTGTTCGGGCACGACGTCATGGTGGCCTTCGAGTACGAGGCGATCGACCTGCGCCCGACCAACGAGCTGGAGGCCTTCTTCGCGATGAAGCAGGCCCGCATCCTCGAGATGCTCAGCTTGGGGCTGATCACGGACGAGGAAGCCTGCATCGACCTGACCTACCGGCTGCCGCCGGCCGGCATGGCGCCGCTGTCGGGCACCGGCTTCTTCAACGCGCCCGCGGCCGGCGGTGAGAACCCCTACAGCGGCACGTCCAACGGCGGCGCCGGCGGCGGCGCGATGAACCAGAGCCTCAAGCCTGGCACGCCGACCAAGCCCAAGGGCAAGGCCGCCTGATGTTTCACGTGGAACGGGATTGACCATGGATCGCCTCATCAAGCTGCTGAAGTGCTACTCGACCTGGGTCGTGTTCCTGCTCGTTGGCGCGGCCGCCTACTGGCTGCAGCTCGGCGAGGAGGAGCAGAAACAGTGGCTGGCCACCTACCCCTGGCTGCGCCAGGTCAGCCCGCTTGCCGGGCTGGTGCTGTTCATCGCCGCCCGGGCCAAGCCCCAAGGAATTGACGTTCCCATTCCCCAAAAGGAAACTGCAAATGCAGAAGATCCAGCACAAAAGGGGTGACACGTGGGAACCAGCTTGCACGTTTCGAAATGCTGATGGCGTAGCTACTGACTATTCGGCGTTGGGAATCACTATTACCAGTCAGGTTCGCACACCGGCTGGGAAACTGATTGCCAACCTGACTGTGGCGGCCGCGGCCGGCACGGGGAATTTCACGACCACTGGCGCAACTGCAAGTTGGCCACTTGGGAATCTCCATTGGGATATACAATTCACCCAATCGGGGAAGAGCTTTTCAACCCAGACGGCCGTCATCGAGATGGTCAAAGACGTAACCCAATAGGAGCGACGAAATGTCCAAGGGTGATACCTTCGAGAATGACCTTCTCAAACTCATTTTCAATGCGACGGCCATCGCCAACATCGCGGACAACGCCGCGACGTCGCCCCTGACCAACCTGCAGGTCTCGCTGCACACCGCCGACCCGGGCGACTCGGGCTCGCAGACGACCAACGAGGCGACCTACACCAGCTACGCGCGGGTGGCGGTGGCGCGCACCACGGGCGGCTGGACGGTGACCGCGGCCAGCGTCTCGCCGGTGGCGACGATCTCGTTCCCGGCTGCGACCGGCGGCACGAACACGATCACGCACTTCGGCGTGGGCACGGCGTCGAGCGGCGCCGGCAAGCTGCTGTACAGCGGCACGGTGACGCCGAACATCTCGGTGACCACCGGCGTGACGCCGCAGCTGTCGACGGCCACGGCCATCACCGAGGACTGAGCCATGCAGCGCGCTGCCTGGGCCGCCCTGGCGGTCGTGGTGGCCCTGCTGATCCTCATGCTGACCCCACTGCTCGCACGAGCGGTGGGCTGACCCACACCCTTCGAGGACTGGCATGGCTCAGCACATGTTCGACACGCAGACCCAGACCACCACGGGGGTCAAGCCTGCGGCGACCTTGACGAAGTTCCCTGAGTTCGGGGCGACGGCAAGCGTGGGCGTGGCCGGCGGCACGCCGACGGCCACGGTGCAGCTGCGCGCCTGGAACAACAGCGGGTTCAAAGAGATCCTGGCCACCTTCGTGCTGCCGGTGGGCTCCGGGCCGAAGACGGGCGACCTGTTCGACAGCGCCGTCATCGCGTCCCAGTGGGAGAACTTCGACTGGAACGTCACGGCGCTGGGCGCCGGCGCCACCGTCACGCTGACGCTGTCCGGCTCCGGCATCTAGGAGCCGCGCGGTGGCGAACACGAATTCCGCGCTCACCGGTTGCGCGGACACCCCCTACGTTGGCCCCCAGGGCCTGCTGTCGCTGCAGGTAGCCACGACGCAGCCGGCTGGCCGCGGCGTGCTCAACCTGATCGCGGGCGCGGCCGCGGGCGCGATCAGGT